GGCGTCAGACGAGCCTCTTTATGAAGAGCGCGGCGGTACGACTTATGACATGGAAGGTAATCCTCTTTGGAGTACCGATTCCGCTGGCAATATTATTGCCCCAACAGTGACAAGCGCAGGCAGTACAGGCGGAGTCAATGTCAACAAAGAGAACCCAGTCCAACAAAAGATTGAAGAACAAAAGACTCGCAGAGATACCCAAAGCGCAATTGATAGCCTGCTTGCAGGTCTGAACACCTACGGTGGCGCAGGCGCGGCTGGTGCTGTTCTTGGTGCTTTGCTGAGTGACTCAGACCTCTTCAGTGGAGGCGGTGGCGGAGGCCACAGTTTTGACATGACTGGAGTTGGAGCAATTGACCCACGCACGACAGACTTTGGTATTGGCCCAGCAAACTATGTTGGCTATGACCAATATGGCACGCCCGAAGCGATGCCTGAACTCTATGGCCGCGAGTTGTATCAGAACCTAAACGCCCCCGGCTTCAACGAGGTGAACCCCGGTGACTACGCTCGGTATGACGAAGAAGAGTTTGGCCCAGCAGAACAATACGATGAATCGATGGGCGAAGAGTACGGCACCGAAATGGCCGACGAGGGCTACGCGCAAGGCATGGCCGAGGGCGGTATGCCGCAAGGCGGCTTGGGTCAGACCGCGCCCCAGACTTATTACACCTTTGGCAAGCCTGTTGACCCATTGCAGAACCTGCGCAACCCTGCACCGTTCCAGCAACAGCCACAACAGCCACAGATGCCTCCACAGGCCGCTCAAAACGCACAGCAGATACCTCCACAGCAGGCACTGCCTCAGATGGGTATGGCTCCAACACAGCCCTCTATCCCTCAAGGCGTGCCACCTGCTGGCATAGGCATGAAGAGCGGTGGCCTGCCTGCTTGGTCAAATGTGCCAATCACTCAGGGCCGCTTGAACTTCCGCCAAGGCGCGGCAGTACACGGCGCAGGCGACGGCCAGTCTGACGACATCCCAGCGATGCTGGCTGATGGCGAGTATGTGATCGACGCTGAGACCGTGGCGCAAATTGGTAACGGCTCTACAAAAGCAGGCGCACAGGCTTTGGACAAATTCAGGGAAAATATCAGAATGCATAAGCGGTCTGCACCCGTGAATAAGATTCCGCCCAAGACCAAGGCGCTTACTTCCTACTTGAAAGGAGCCAGATAATGGCTGGACTGTTTCAGGGTGATCCCCTACCAGATGTAACGAAGACGACGCAAACGCAAGCGACCGCGCCAGAGTTCTATACCAATTACCTTCAAGACATAGCCAACCTTGGTCAGAATGCCGTCCAACAGGGCGGTGTGGCAGGCTTTAGCCCACTGCAACAACAAGCCTTCCAAATGGTGCCTGATGTGGCATTTGCTGGCGCTGGCTCGATGGGCGCGTCTTCCCAGTTACTAGGTCAGGCTGGCGCAACCACCATGCCTGATGTGGTAGCCGACTACATGAACCCCTACACAATGGGTGTGGTGGATGAGATGGGTCGCCTGCAACAGCGAAGCATCCAAGAAAATATCCTGCCAAACCTTGGTGCGGCGGCGACTGGCTCTGGTCAGTTTGGATCGCGTCGTCAACAGCAGATTACTGGAAACTCTTTGCGTGACCTTCAGGCCGACTTGCTGGGTAAGCAGATGCAGGCGCTTCAGCAGGGATACGGCGAGGCTGGCAAGTTTGCGCAGGCAGACCTGTCTCGCGCCCTACAGGCTGGTCAGGGTTTTGAAAACTTAGGTCAAGCCCAACAGGGCTTGGGTTTGTCTGGCCTCAAAGCCATGAGCGAGTACGGCGGTCAGCAACAGGCGCTCGGCCAAAAGATGCTGGACTACCCAATGGCGCAGGCGCAGGCGTTCTCCCAGTTGTTGAGGCAGTACCAAGTCCCCGGCGGCTCTGTCCAACAAACAACTGGCCCAGACGCTGGTTCATATTCCAACAGCCCGCTGTCTCAGATTGCTGGTCTGCTCACTGGCCTTGGCGCTTTCTCGCGAGGCATGGGTCAAAAAGACGGCGGCGCTGTGATGATGAAGAAGGGCGGCAAGGTTCACCGCTCAAAAGCCCATGCCTATTTGGCACGCGGCGGTACAGTAAAAATGGCGAGGTAAGACATGGCACAACAACCACAAGGTGGATTGGGCGCAATGGCCCCAAAACCTCCCGCACCACAACCCGCCCAGCAACAAGGACAAGCGCCTAATCCTGCGCAGGCCGCACAGCGCATCTCTGGCTTAGAGCAAGAAGTCCCTGCTGAAGAGGACTTTATGGAGCGTGCTTTGCGCAACAGGCGTGCGCAAGAGGCGGCTTTGAATGCGCAAATTGAGGCGTTAAGGAACAGCCTTGACTCGCGCATGAACCTCCCGTTTGATCCTTCCCTGATGGCGGCGGCTTCGGGTTTTCTGAGGCCAACTAAGACAGGTGGTTTTGGCGAGTCGTTGGGTTACGCCGCAGAAAGTTATGCGGCGGAGGCAGAGAAAGAATTTGCCCGCAAGCAACAAATTCAAAAAGCAAAACTTGAATTGACAGAAAAACAAGCCGCCTTGGCGCAACAGGCTTTGCTCAATGACTATCGTAGAAATCGCGCTGGTGAAGGTACACAACTTGTAACTGGCGCAATGGGGGCGGATGGCGTACCTCAAGCGGCTACTGCGCAAAGCGGAAAGACCAATGCGCCAAGCAAGACGCCTTCGTTCTCTGGGCGACAAGTTACCCAAGAAATGATTGACAGGGCGCGGCAGATTGACCCCACAGGGGGTTTGGCAAAAGAATTAGAAACAGAGGCAAAACTTAATCTTGATGCGGAGAGAGTTGACCTTGAGCGTCAAAAAGCCCTACAGGGAGAGCGTCGTAAGTTCAAGATGCCCGGCCTCGAACGACTTGGCGAAATTGAGTTGGACGCCGATGAGCAAGCAGAGTACAAAGCCGTGCTTGCTGATTACAGAAAAACTCGCGACCCACAGGTCATGTACAGATATTACGACTCAAAGGGCTGGATGGAATTAGGACAAGGTGCCAATCCTAATCTGGCTAACGCACCGCCTCCTGCTAGTGAAGCGCCCTCTGCTGGCGCAGGGCCATCGGCAGGGGCACGGCCACCTGCTGGAACAGTACCTGTTGTCAAGCCGCAATTTGAGCGCCCCAAAACTGCGGGAGAGGTTGAGATTGAAAAAGCGGCAGATATAGAACGCAACAAAAAAAGGATTGAGGCTGATGCTGAACAGCGAACCAGATTGAATTTGAGTCGTGACACCGCTCAAGAGCGCATGATCGCGGCCAACTCAATTTACGGAATTGCGGAAAACGCAGACACTGGTAAGGTGTTTGAACTGTTCACCAAGCCAACAGTTCGCAACGCCATCATCGCGGCCACCACTGGCCCCGGCGGGGTTCGCACGCCGCTTGGTACGACTGAGATTGCGGCGCTCAAGCCTGCGCTGTTGCGTGCATCGGGTAACCCTGAGTTGGTTAACACTGCAATGATGGTTTTGAGAAACAGCACGATGCTGAATTTGCAAGACACCATTTCATTGATGTCGAAACAGGGCGCAATCACTGAGGGTGAACGTGCTTTGATTGCCAACTTGAACCCCAATGTGTGGGAAGACACTCGCAAGTCAGCAATGGCTAAATCGCAGTTTGTGAAGGCTCGTGCCGAGTTTGATCGCGATGTGGCTAACGACCTCCAAAAATGGCAGAAAAAGAACCCGAACAAGTATGTGGATGACTTTAAGGATTCAACAGAATACAAAGAGTCATACAACCACTACAACAAAGTTACAGGCGATTTGGCGAAGAAGTACTTCCCCGGCTTCAAGGGTGCGCCTGACACATCCCGTCGCCGCTCACAAGGCGATGCTGGTACTCTTGAGTCACAGATAAGGAATTAGTAATGAAATTCCCAGAACTTAATAAAGAGCAAAAAATCAATGCACAAATGATTGCCGACAAGGCAAGAGAGTACGGTATTGACCCAGAACTTGCATTGGCTGTTGGCTGGGCGGAAAACGAGTTCAAATCAGAGGGCGTGTCCCCAAAAGGCGCTCTTGGCCCAATGCAAGTTATGCCAGCCAACGCAAAGGGTTTAAATTTAAAACCCGAAGACTTGTTTAATCCCGCAATCAACATTGATGCAGGAATGAGAATTCTTAAAGAGAATTTAGACGCGCATAAAGGCAACCCAAGATACGCTTTGGTTGGGTACAACTACAACCCAACAGCCGCCAAAAATTTTGCGCAAACCAATGATGAAAAGTCATTGCCAAAGGAAACTCAAGATTATCTTGCCAAAATTGGCGGCATGAGAGATTTGACGCAGACAGGTTTTATTTCTCAAGAAGCGCCAGCACAAGAAGCGCCCGTACAAGAGACAGATGACTTGAGTTACCTTGGCGCTCTGCCGCCAGACATTGACCAGAAGGAGCCAGAGTTATCAGGAGTTGACCAACTTTACCAACGCGCCCGCGAATTGATGTCCGGCCCTGAAGGTGAAGTTGACAAATCTTTGCTGACTGGTATTGGCGCTGTTGGTGGCGCAGGTATTGGTGCGGCGCAGACAGGCGTTAACCTTACCCAAAAAATTGGAAATTATTTGGATCGCGATGCGCAAGGCAAGGTGGCAGGATCGCCTGATGTTGATCCAAACGCGCCGGGGCAAAAGTACAAGAAAAAAACAGGCTACGGTCGCGGCTCTGGCTACACCGTAGAGGATGTCGTAACAAGCCGTGAACGCGCCAAGGGGCACGGCAAGATCAGCGGCAAGATGGCAAAAATGTGGGGCGTTCCAGAGCGCGGTGAGTCGCTCATGGATATGTTGTCTCGCAAGCAAAAGGCAAATGAGCAACTTGCCAAAGAAGCGGCTAGACAAAAGATGTTGGAAAGAATAGGTTATGTTTCCAAGATTCCAGTCATTGGCCCTGCAATCGCTGGCGGCAGTGCTGGATACGACATCGCTGACATGATTGACCGTTATGAGAAGGGCGACACATCAGGCGCGGTTATCAAGGGCATTGGTGGCCTTGGATCGCTTGCGGCATTGATCCCACACCCAGTCACCCGCGCTGTGGGTACGGGCCTTGGGGTGCTGTCAATCCCTGCTGGAATGATCAATGACTACGTCAAAGAAAAGGAATAGAATGGTGGCGGTAGTTGCAGTTGCCACTCTCCTACCCTTGGCCCCCATCACTGGGGGCTTTTTTTATGTCTCAAGGAAATTCTGTTGACCAATCTTGAATGCACCGCCGTTGATGCGGTACTGTAGATTGCTTTGGTGATCGATGGTGTACATAATCAGCCACGACAAAACCTCAGACTTTAAGGTCTCTCCGCACTCAGAGACATCCCAGTATTTGATTCCCTCGACTTCGCGCTCGGTGACGATGGCTTGAGACTTGTCTGGGCGCATCCATATGGGGAGCGTGTCCTGCGCCAGCCAAACGCATTTGTAGGTCTTGCAAGGCTCTTCTGGGCGGGTCTCGTAGATGCCGCAACCTTTGTCAAGGTAGAAGCAGGGGCGACCCGGCTGGAACTCATGCCCATGCGCCTCCCCACTTAACCAGCCCTCACAGCAGGCCGTGCATTCCCCACAAGCGCGTTCTGGCAATATTGGTATCACTTTGTCGGTCATGCATTTCCTGCTGGAGTCATTAAAAGAATTTGCGTTTGGATGAACTGCCTCTGGGCTTCTTCGACGCCAGCGTCAAAGCCTGCCAAGTACGCCTCCATCAGCGCCTCGTTTATTTCGGCCTCTGATTTCCCAACGAGCGGGAGACCTCTAGGTTCATATGGCTCACAATCTCCACGCATCTTTGATGTTCCTTTGCGGCAATGATAGGCTCAACAAACGCGGCAATCTTGTGCGCAAATTGAACAATGTCTACATCGTCTGCAATAACCGCGTTGGGTTCATGCAGGTCGCAGTAGAAAAATATTTGTTTGATAGTTTCTTCACTCAGCATTTTTGTTCTTCCAAAGTTCCCAGTTGATGATGGTGGTTCGTGCAATTGATCGTTGCGCCAGCGCCTTGTAGGGGTTGATGTCGTTGTCGAGAAACTCTTCAACAATCATGTCCTTCTGGAGAAACAATTCGTGGCGCTCGGCCTTGTCCTTGTTCTCCCATAAGGTTCCATCGCTGGCCCTGAATGCTTCAATTTTTTGCATGATTACTTGTGGTCGTTCTTGAGTTGCCAGAATGCCAGAAGGTGCATGAACATCTCCCAGCCCGTGGTGAGGTCTTCGAGGGGCCATTCTTTGACCACCACGAGACCCGGGACATTTCGCGACACAAACACATTGGCACACCGTGCAGTGGGCACACCAAGTCCCACACGGTACGCGGCCAATTGCATCAAATGCTCATCGTACCCACCAATCTTGTCTGGGTCGGTGAACTCTTTGGTTTTGATGTCAGCCACAAAGCCGCCGTCCGACTCAGAATAGAGGTCGCATTTGCCACCAAATCCTGCTTCATGCGCAAAGGCTCGTTCGCTGATCCATGTGCGCGGGCCAGCCCAGTT